AGTCGTGTTCAGCAGCAAACGTGTTGTTGACTTCAACGGCAGGAAGATCCTGAACAACTGCAAGGCCATTCCGGTGAAGCCCGCCGCGAATGGTGATCCGGCGAACTGGCCGTGGCTCGACATGTTCCTGTCAAACTTCTTCGCGAAGGATGACGATGATCGAGAGACACTACCCTACTTCCTCGCATGGTTCCGCCGCCTTTATCTGGCGGCTCTCGAAAACCGTCTGGATCAAGGGCAACTGCTGATCTTGTTGGGCCCGACCGGATATGGGAAGTCATTGCTCACGAACCAGCTTGTCGCAGGCGCGGTGGGTGGTTTCGCTGATGCAAGTGAATACTTGTCCGGCAAGACCAGTTTTAATCGTGACCTCTGCGGAGCAGCAGCGTGGGTGATTGACGACTCCACCGCCGCCGCCACCTATGCCGACCAGCGCAAGTTCGTCGAGCTCACCAAACGGTGCGTGGCCAATCCGCGTCTTGAGTATCAAGCCAAGTATGCCGATACCATTCCGCTACCGTGGGCGGGTCGGGTCATGATGTCCCTGAACATCGACGCCAATTCGCTCGCCGCGCTGCCTACACTCGATAGCAGCAATCGCGACAAGGTGATCGCGCTTCGGGTCAACAGCGCGTTCAAAATGAAGTTCGGCACCAATGATCAGAACGAAGCAACGATCCGCAGGGAGCTGCCCTTCTTCCTGAAGTGGCTCAGCGACTGGCAAGCTCCCGACTACGTGTTGGATTCAAGCCGTTTCGGGGTCGCAACCTACGTGGACTCCTTCGTGGAAGCCGCCGCCTACGACAACTCCAGCCGTAGCGCGATTGCCGAGATGATCGAGTTCTTCAGCAAGCGGGTCCGCGAGCACACCGAGCGGGCAACGTGGCGCGGGACGCTCACCGAGTTTCAGGTCACGCTGCATGACTGCAACGCGGGTCGGTCGGTCGGGAACAGCGTGAACCTCGAATTCATTCGACGGGGCATGACCGTAATCGAAGAAGTCTGCATGCACAACAAGCACATCCGTCCGGTTCGGAGCTTCGGTCGTGGTGGTGGCAAGATCTGGGAGATTGATCTTTCCCCTGACTACGACATCGACCAAGAGTTCACCGGCTCAGCAGAGACCGCGGGTGCCTGAGTTCCGAAACCGGAACCACGTATTCGTCGGAACGACACAACCTTCCATCTACGGGGTTCACGGAACCTTGTGGGTGGAAGGTTGCTTTTTGCACAAACTCATCAGCGGGCAGCCAGCCGAGCAACCAGAGCAAGTGCTTGTTCTCGTGGCACCGGACGAAAAAATATCCATCGCACTTGCTACCGATGCCCTCGCGCTGGGCTTCAGATCCGTAGACCCGTGCCGCGTAGTGGGGTAGCGGCTTGTTTTTGCCGGAACCGGTTTTGACATCAATCGTCCTACCGTCCGGCAGCACGATGTCGCAGCTGAACCTCTGCGCGCCGACGCGTTCACCGCCGAGGTAGGCGTGGGCGAGGACCTCACCCAGCATCCCGTAGATGTTCCCGCGCCCACCCCTCAAAGAGCCGTTTAGGACCCCCATTTTGCGCGCATCCTCGGCAGCGCGCAGGCGTGTATCTCTATCTATTTTGACCTCAACCACTGCATCAGAACATGTTCGGCATGATGCTGCGCCCGCCGGTGCCGAAGGGGTCGATGTTCAGCCTTGGCTGTGCCGCGCCGGTCGCAGAGGCCGCTTCTTCATCCAGCAGTTTGGTGCAGAGCTGCCAGTGGTAGTTGGCCCGTTCGAGGTCCGCATTGTCCTCCGCGATCCGCCCGAGCAAACCGTGCTTCAACGCGCCGATGTTCGCCACGTAGCAAATGTCGTCGTCGTCCTCCAGCAACTTGAAGGCCCGCTTGCAGAGAACGTGCACAACGGTCTCACCGTCGGTCGCGCGATTCAAGCGGAAGCGCCGGTAGCGCGTGGCCCCGTTGTTCGGGCCGACCGTCGCGATGGTTGTTTCGGGGTCGCCGCCACCATCCACGCGAATATCGAAAGATGCGGTCAGGCCGTCAAAGGAGATTGAGACGATGCTGGTGACACTCACCCCTACGGGGAACTCAAGAGCGGGTTCCGCCCCCGGATTCGGGTCCGTGACTGACTGATACAGCTTTGACCCGTCCGAGGCGATAACTGTGATGCTGCTCCCGTCGTCGAGGGGCACCCAGTCGAGGATGTTTGGGCTTGAGGCCGCTGGGAAGACCCACAGCTTATTGACTCCCTCGGTAGGAAGCAGTTTCAGCGTGGGCCAGTAGCCCGCGTCGATCAGACCCCATGAGAGGTCGCCGGTGTCGTAGTTCTGGCCCACCGACCGGAAGTCGTGCCAGAGAGCCCGCACTGGAACGGGCGAGCCGTCAACCATCGTGTGCAGAATGGAATCCGCGTCGTCGGGCAGCGTAACGTGGGAATCCACGACCGGCAGCGAATACTGCACGGTGAGATCCCGATAGGTGCCCGTGCTGTAGATGCGGGCCAGAACTTGGTTCAAGCTGGCGAGGAAATCGCCGCCCGCTTCCACGTAGGAGCCGAGGGTGTTGCGGAGCTGGTTGGTCGTGAGAGCTGGCATGGGCGTATGTTACTTGTTTTGCTTCAGGAAATCAACTGTTCAGACGAGCAAGCCGTTTTTGGAACAGGTCCCAAGCAGGAAAGAAGATCTCCTCCATGCAGCGCACGATGGGTTCCTGCTCGTAAGCCTCGCTGAATCCGACACCGGAAAGCAGCAGGGCGGATTCCATCAGCTCATGGCGGATGGTCAGCAGCTTCTCGCCGTCGGTGATTCCGGTGTGCACTTCAATCGTCTTGCTGTCGTGCGTGTATTGGCCGTAGGTGTCGCCGAGATCAGCAAAGAGCAAGCGCACGCGCCTACCGGCAACGTCGATCGTCTTGGGCCAACGCGCGCCGCTGTCCTTTTTCGAGGGCATCACTTTTTGACTTTCACCGCACCGCTGTGTAGCTCCTTGAGCATCTTTTTCTTCTGCGGCTCGGAGATGGGAGACACCTTCGAAAGCAGGTAGGCCACCTGCCGTTTGGTCTTGGTCTTCATGGGTGGCATCTTAGCATCCACGCAACCACATGGGCAAGGTGTTTTCAAAGGCAGGTAGGGGCCCCCATCAGACAGGCGACCGTGCAGGTAAATCCGGTGGCCACAAGGCCGTAGATTGATGCGTGGTTTCGTGAGGCCATGATTGTAAATGATTATGGTGTAAGCTCGAAAAGATCTTGCTCGACGAGTCCAGCTGGGGGAATTCCGCCAACGTCTGGATTAGCATTGCCGACATAAAGCCCATTCCTCCAGTAAAGTTTTTGCTTTAGGGATGGTGCCCATGTCCAAGTCCCTCCAGAAATCAAACTTGAAACGTCGAGGTAATAAATTGAAAGATTGAGGTTTTTGCCTGTGTCAACATCTTCCTTCGTGAAGCTTGTCACCAGTCCGTCATCAATAGAAATCGCGAACTTCGTAACCGATGTTTCTGATGTAACGTAATTGTTCCCGACAACCTCCACGCTACTCCGTTTGATCCCATCATCGTCGGGTTTGTCGGACAACCGCTCGCGCACGTTGATCTGCTTAGTCGCCTTGCTATCCGGGTCGCTGTAGGGGGCTCGTCCGTCAATAGTCCTCCATTTGATAGTGCTCCCCTCTTTCTCAGGTGGCACAGCAGGCGTGCCCTCCTTGACGACTACACCCTCATCATTAAGAACGGGAGGAACCTCGGGAGATCCCTCTTTCAGCGGTTCAATGATCGCGACTCCATCGCCGTCGATCTGCTCTGCCGTCCGCCATTCGTAGTAGTCGCCCGCGTTCTGGCGCTCCTTATACCACTCGCGCTTACCGCCGATGTTGCGGCCTTCCCAGAGGTTAGGCTGCACGACAATGGGACCGCCCTGTTGCTTTTGCACGGCAACAAGCTCATCTCCGCTTTGTTCGAATTCGGCGATGGGGTAACGAAGAGAGCCGTTGATCGGCGTCTTCTGGGGCGGCTGGTAGTGCGTTCCCGTATCCTGCGGGTCACCAAGGATGATTGTCGGGGTGGCGATGATGAGCCCTTTCGGGTCTGTTTGCACCTCGCAATATAGCACTTGGCCCGCCGCGACCGTGATCTCCGGCGCGGGATCATTCGAGAGTGGCACCCCGTTCAGCGTGGGCATCCAGTCGATGATCGGGGAATCTGCTGCCGCGTCTGGGTTGATGCCGCGAACGTAACCAGCGGTCACGGAGACCTTCTTGTCACCAGTGAACACCACGTCGAACTGCACGTAGAAGTCATCTTCGGACTGCATCTCCTGCGGGTCGTCGTGTGCCTGCGTGTAGCTCGACCCGAGTTGGGGCGCGTATTGGGAGCGGTCGAAGAAGTCCGGCTGCTTGAACGATTCAAACACCACGGATTCCGAGGGCTGCCCGATGGACGCCATTGATGGTGTGCGCAAAACGCGCAGCAGGTCGAGGGAAGCGAAGCCGTCCTGCGTGGGGCCTACTCCAGAATTTGTGTCTTCAGCCATAGGGTGGCGGGATTAGAGAAGAAGGGGAGTCGAGGACTCCTTGTTGGGTGGTGGCCCGCCGTAGATGTCCTGCTGCACGGTGCCGTTCAGGTAGACTTGAACCACCTGCACCTCGAAGAGGTTGTGTGCCGTCTGCTTCACGTCGATGGCCACATTGAGCGTGCTCTTGTTGATGAAGGCCTGATACTGCGGGGTCTCTGGTAGGTAGGACCTTCCGGGGCCACCGCTGGCGTCAGTGGCTTCCCCACCGGCACCCGAGCCCGCGACATAGTTGATCTGCTTCGGGAGTTCGATCTGCGCGTGGATGCAAGCGCGCCCGACATCCTGCTGCCTTGCGAGGGCGAAGGTGCTGTTGCCTTTGGTGCTTGCCCGCCACCAGTTCCGCAACATGCCGAAGGTTTCCCGCTCTGCGATCACCTTGTCCAGTTTGTATTGCGCCAACGCAAGCATCTCCTCTGGGGCATCCGTGATAAAGCGGAGCACCCTAGCTGCGTAGGGTCCGGGGGACGGCTCCGTGAAATCCAACTCGAAGAAGAAGTCTTCGGAATACGAAGCCTGATGGGTGCTTGAATCCGCAAAGGCCCATGCCCCGTGGATCTCAACGTAGTTGAGTCTCGGCGGAAAGTCGTAGTTGACGAAGGAAGCAACGGTAGGCAGCGACAGTGGGTAGTTTGGTTCCCCGTTGGCATCAAGGTCCGTTGGCTCAAAAACCACCTCGCTGGTGACACGCAAATCGAAGAAGGTATTCTGTGGGGCAATCTCAACCGTGCGCCCTGCGGTGGCAGAACCTGTTTCGCTGCCCGCAGGGATGATCGTGCGGGTGATCTTGACCATGCGATCCACGCTACGGTCGAACTCGTAGGTGATGGTCTCGGGCATCGAGTAGACGCGCTTGAGCACCACGAAAATGGAATCGAGTTCCTGCTCGGAGCGGTCCAAGAACTCGAAGGCGAACACGTATTTGCCGAACAGCGCGTCGGCAGAACCCACAACCGGCGTGGGTAGTGAAGTGGGGTCGGGGTATTCAGAACGCTTCAGCACGTAGGTGCGCACGAGCCTGTCGTCGGAGCCGATCTCGTAATTGTATTTGTCCTGCTCTTCGCGTTTGGCCGCGTAGAAATACTGGTAGTGTAGGCCCTGTTCGTCGGCGGTCTTGACAAAGACCAGCACGTGATCCGGCCAGCGCTTCGCGTCAGGGTGTGGGGTGCCGTAGGCAGGCGGTGCAGACCCAACGCGCTGGGCGTCCACCGACTCCATGAAGATGATGTCTGCAACGCTCGGTGAAACGAACGTCAGGACACGCTGCCTCTGCGGGGCTAGGTTGGATGCTCTCAGGGACATGCTTCAGGCTTGGGGTCTTCGGAATGTTGGTCAAGGAGGTCCCGCAGCAACTGGTTCCAGTGTCCGTCTTCGATCCAGCGGCGAAGCATGGCTCGATTTTCAGGGAGCATCTCGTCTGAGGACGAGACCGTGTAGTTCCCGTGGCCCACAAAAAGCAAGAACGGGACGCCCGCTTCGTTCAGGGCGTCCTCGGCTCGGGCCATCGCTAGGTCAATCTCAAGGGGTATTTCCATCTGCAGGGACCGTATCAGGAGCTGCGGGCTCGGTCAACCCGATTGTGCCTTCCGGCTCAGGCTCGGGCTCAGGCTCAGGCTCAGGCTCTGGCTGCGGGATGTCGGTCACGACGAAAGCGCCGTCGATGACTTCCAAGGTGCGGCCTTGATCAAGGAGCTTGTCGAGGACGCTCCGGGTATCGACGCGTCCAAGGCTTCCATCAGGCACGCCGGTTGCGATCTCGCTGCTGGCGGCTGCTTCGTTGAGCGCGTCGCCGGTTTCTCCGTGGCTTGAAAACTCGGCAAACCGCTGGTCAAGCGGGCGGGCGTTGAGCCACTCGTTGAGTTCCGGCGTCGGCAGGTCGAGCGCGTGCCCGGTGATCCGGTTGGCCAGCACAATGGCGTTGCGGAGATGTGCGGCGAGAGCGCCAGCATCGGCGGCGATGCGGGCGGTGACGGATTCGGTAGGGGTGAGGAGGCTCATGGGATTAGAGTTCGGTGATTTGCAGCCAAGAACCGGCGTATATTTTTGCGGTCCCGCTAGTTACTGCTCTAATTTGGATTTGAATAGTTCCAGCATTTGAACCGTTGGATACAATGATTGAAGGAGAGGAAAACGCCAAAGAGTCTCCGCTAAACGTGTTAAATGTTGTAGATGCCGAGCTGAACGCTGTTAAAATGTCAGTGGTAGATGTGGACGTGCTTGAGGTGAAAAGAATCGCTCGGCCAAAAACCCTTGTTGGTGATGCCGGACCAGTGATCCGATACTGTATCCCATTAGCGTCGTTTTTGTTAGTGTTTAAATGGAATGCGACTTGATAATTTTTGTTTGCCGCAACCGGGAATGATAAGCCGGTAACGTTTACAAAGCTCGTAGACGCCGTGGGGAAATCTGAACTGTTTGAGAATACAATCGGGATCTTCGGAACTGCCGCGTCGAATCCCAGCGTAGTCCGCGCCGCTGCAACCGTCGCCGCCCCAAACAGCGCCGCGCCGGTTGTGCCTGCGCCGAGGGCGATGCGGGCGTCCGGTGCGGTGGCTGCGCCCGTGCCGCCGCGAGCGAGCGGAAGGGTGCCGCCGGTTCCTGCGGTCAGGAAGCCGCCGTTGGCGTTGACGGCGAAACTCAGCGCACCGGCAACACCGCTTCCAAGACCGGTCATGTCGGGCGGTGACACGCGGCCTTGTTGATCGGCAGCTAGGGCGATGGTGTTAGCCCCTACATCGACGGGCATCAACGCGGACGGAGTGATTGTTGTGAATGTTGGCTCAAGGGTGCCGGAGAGGACTGTCCATCCACTTAGAAGCCACGGCTGCTGGCTCGAACTCACGATCTCGGCGTAGTAAGCGCCCCCAAAAGTGGCTAATTCCCATCGTCCTTCAGCGTCGTTGTAAGACAGCGTCGTAGTCCCGTCTGACCAACTCCTTTTCCCGTTCACCATTCCCGACTCCAGCAGCGTTAATGTCTCATCTGCCGAGACTATGATCGTGCTGTAGAGCGGCAGGTATGTCGCCGACGCGCTGGCGATGGTGAGGTAGTCTGCGATTGTTCCGCTCTGGGTTGCAAGCGAGCCGAGACCCAACGCCGTGCGGTGTGATGCTGCGATGCCCGTGCCGTAGGTGAACGTGGTGCCGGTCGCAAGGTTCAGTGCGCCGGTGTTGGTGATGCCGACAAAAGATGCAGCCCCTGTGCCCGTGCGCAGAACCAGCGTGTCGGCCGTCGCGGCGCTGGCTGCGGCGGTGGCACCGGCGATGGTGGTGCCGTTACCGAAGATGTAGCCCGTGAGGGACGGGGCTGTCGTCGAAGTGGTGATCGTGTTGGGTCCGGCAGCACCGGCAGCACCGGCTGCGCCCGCAGGACCGCGTTCGCCCGACAGCGTGAGCTGCAGGTCGTTGTCCTCGACGACAGTTAGCGAGTAGGTTTCCTCGGTCAATGTAAGCTGTTCAGACACTCAAATCAGATGTGTGAGATGTTGGGTTCCACCTTGACGTCCCCGTAGAGCAAACGCTTGCGCGCGCCCAAGGTGTCGGTGAAGAAGTAGTCCCACTGGTATTTGCGGGCGACGTCGAGGGTCAGCGAGTCTGCGCTGCTCAGGGTGAAGCGCACGGTGCCCGCGCTGCCATCTACGGGCTCAACGGTGAAGGCCGCAACGAGCGGCTTGCGGTGTGCTTCGCGGATTTCGGCTTTGTGCGCCGTTGATCCCCCGCTGACAGTGACGGTGTCCCCGAAGACGTCAACGATGCGCAGGGTGAACGACTTGCTGCTGCCACGTTCAATGTTCAGGTCTCGTTTTGCGGCGCTCATGGTTCAGATGGGGGTTGCGACCAAACGCATGCGTTGGGGGGTTCCGGTATCATCATCTGGGGAGTCCGCCCATAGCTCCAAATACTGGTTCGTGCTGAGCTCTACAATCCAGTTGGTGACCAGTTTTGCCATATACGGGTTTTTTCCTGCGGCACTCGCTTGGCACTGCGTCGGGTCCAGCTGCACCCCGTTGCGATAGAGCTTGATCGCGAAGATGGCCCCCGCGGTAGCACTCTGAATATCAACACTAGCGAAGACCAAGAACCGGCGAGTTACGGATCCGGTGTAGCGGAGCTTGTTCTCACCACCTCCGTCATCAAAACCCACCGAGTTGGCCGAATCAAAAGTCGTATCCAAGCCGAGCTTGACGTAGCCTGCATCAAAGTCAACCGCACTAGACGCGTCTTGGCTGCTCAACTGCCCGTAGGGGTTCGTGCTGAAGCCGGTGCCCCCGTTGGCGATGGGGAGAACGCCAGTGACATCTGCGGTCGCCAGTGCGATGGCGCTCGTCGTGAATGCTGAAGTGCCGTTGGCTCTGACGATTCCGGTGGCTAGTGTGGCCACACCAGTGCCGCCATTGGTGACAGGCAAGGTGCCCACGACCTCAGTAGTGAGTGAAACCGTTCCAGCAGTGAACGCCGAGATCCCATTTCCCTTGAGGACTCCAGTCAGCGTGGTAGCCCCCGTGCCGCCACGGGCGACAGAGAGTGTGCCAGTGGTTCCCCCAACAATGGGTAGATCCAAGCAACTGATGAGGCTGCCTTGTGTTGGCGTGCCGAGCGCCGGTGTTACGAGCGCTGGGCTATCTGAAAGCACGACGTTCCCAATTCCAGTCTTGGCGGTGACCCCCGTGCCGCCCTTGGCGACAGGGAGAATCCCAGTGAGCGCAGCGTCAGCCATTGAGATGGCCGTCCCCGAGAGGGAACCACCGTTGATGACGGGGGCCGTGAGAGTCTTGCCTGAGAGCGTCTGCGTCCCCGTTGGGGTGACATAGTAGGTGTTCAGGTAATCACTGCGGAGATTCGCCAACGTCGTCTTTTTGAGCGCGCTGCTTGTCGAGACATCCAAGAAAGGGAGCAAATCTCCGTCGGCAGCTGCCGTAGCGGTGGTTGCTCCGATTGAGGAAGCGATGTTATCTGCGTCGGTGACGTTCGCCAGTGCTTCGATGCCATCCAGTTTGGTAGCAAACGCCGCAGACATCAGGCCTACTTGGCTGGCCGTAGCAAGCTGGATGGCATCGCTGCCGTCCGTGAGATGGCTCGAAGCATGGGTGCTTGGTGTGCTGACACCACGGTCGGAGAGCACAAGCGTGATCCCCGAATCTGTATCGCCAATCTGGTATGGGTCGTTGGGCATGGTTCAGCGAGTGATGTTCGGGCGGCACTCAAGGGTGCCTTGCAAGAGTTTGGTTGTGAGACCCCCGAGTGCAAGGAACACGTCGTATTCGTAGCTGTCGCCGGGTTTGAGCTTCAGGGTTTCGGATGCCGGTAGGGTCATCGAGGCTTGTCCGGCGCTGGTGGCCCCAATGGCGGCAAAAGAGAAGGTAGCCGTCACAGCATCCGTGTAGCTCGTGCGCACCTGACCAGTGAAATTGGTCGCGCTGGTGTAGTTGATCGCCGCGCCCGAGGGGTCTTTCAACGTGAGCACCATCGACCACGTGCTTGCGCGGTCAACGGTCAGGTTGTAGGTAGCGGCGAACATTGTGGGAGACTACCCGCTGCGGGCGTTCCCGTCAAGACTTGTTGCTGGCCCAGAGGCACAATGCGTCGGCGTAGACGCGGGCAAGGGTCTCAAGGGAAACGCTGTAGGTATCGGTTTCCACGGCATTGGAGCCGAAGAAGGGTTCTAGAATCACGGCAGGGCAAGGGGTTTTCCGTAGGAAACCAGCCCCTCGCGAGAGCGAATCGCAGGGCTTGATACCACGGAACTTGCTCTGGGGGAACGCCTTCTTGTGCGTGAGCGCAAAGCACTGCGCGAGCTTCTCCGAACGCTGGCTACTACCCCAGAAGAGGTATTCGTAGCCCTCGGCGCTCGGGCTGGCACTGTTGAAATGAAACTCAAGGGCCGCATCAGCGCGCCAAGCACCAACGGCTTTGGCGACCCAAGCCATCGCGCTGACGTAGTCGTCCGCGTCGTAGCTGCTGAAGATCTTGCACTCGTGCTTGCGTTCTTCAAGCAATTCGCAAACCCGTTCGGCCAGCGGCAGATTGAAAGCATGCTCGCTGATGCCCTTGGTGTTGATGGCCCCGCGGTCGCCGCGTCTGGAATGCCCGATGCAGAGTGCGAAGCGGCTCATGGCTTTTTCAGGGAACGGTAAAGGGCAACAGCACCAACTGAAATACCGAGCAGCAGCGAGCAGATACGCAGGGTGTATTCCACTTGCTCCTGTAATGAGGTAATGACGCCTAGTGCTGGCGCGGCAACGCCGATGATTGCATCAAGGGCACGTTCGAGAGGGCTGTGCGCGTGGGGGTTCATTTCGAGCCGATGATCGCTGCTTGTCTGTAGCTGTAGTGGCTGTGCATTTTCTGCCCACGCCCCACAACAACACCCTCTTCGAAGAAATACCACTCGCCCTCAATCAGATGCACTGTCGGCGGATCATACAGCGCGCTGTCGTTCGCGTGCGAGTCTTTGGCCCAATCGAAGCAAGCGCAGCTTTGCAGCAGGAGAGCCGTCATCAGCGAGGCGATCAATTTCATCTTCAAGGCGATCGGTGTAGGTTTCCCGTTGCAGGTTGCACCATGCCACGTAGGCGTTGAGCGCCGCGGTGATGGCAAGCAACAGGGCGTTCACTTGCTGTCAGCGGCCTTGATCAAACCGAATCCGGCGGTGACGCCGGTAACAAGGGCCGCCCAGTTGGCGGCACCTGTGTTCAGGAACTCGATGGTGGCGTTTGCAATGGCGGCGAGGATGGTGGCAATTCCGAGGGCTGTGGTCTTCATGATTACTTGGTGGTATAGAGTTTGACGGCAAACTTTCCGGGGGTCAGCGAGAGCAGCTTGGGGTCGCTGTTGACCATATCAAGGATCTTCTGCATCTTCATTTTGTCAACACGGGAGTTTGGGTCGAAGCTCCCGCCGTGTGCCTTGGCAAAGAAGGACTGCACCGTTTCGTCTTCGGCGACGAGCTTGGCTTTTGCTTTCGGAGGAGCTTCTGGTTTGGGGTTCGTTTCTCCAAAACCCTCCATGACAATGACGGAATCCGCGAGCATCTTCTGCTCAAGACCGGTTCGTTCTTTGTTGGGTTTCATCGCTTCGTCATGCCACGTTCGACGGCAGCCATGAAGTTGGCGGGTTCTTCTTCCATCTCCATTTCTTCATCTTCCATTTCGCCTTCGGGCAAAGGCATGCCATCAACGGCAAGGGCATAGAGCTGGCCGTCACGCATTTCAAACATGACGGGAAGTTCGAAGGTGTCTTCGTTCGGCGGCTGGAAGCCTTCGGGGATCGGCAGGTAGGCGGGCATGGCTAGGGGGAGTATGAGGATTCAGGATTCAGGATGCAAGGTCAAAGATTCCGGTGCTGGGTTCTACTGGGGGTGGTGCAACCGGTGAGGGCTAGGTGGGCGAGGATGAGGGTGGTTTTCATGGTTTAGATAGCGACGGCTCCGCGCAGGGAGAGGATGATCCACCCGCGAGTCGTCACGTATTGAAGGGTGATTGAGTCCCCAGCAACCGTCGATGTGATGGTCGTGTAGCCGGTCTTGGTGGCTGGAGTCAGCGTCAAGGTGCCGCCAGCCACGTCGTGGATGATGGTCTTGATCTGACCGTCAGCGCCGTTTGCAAGGGTTAGCGCATTTGCGCCTACGTTGGTAGTAACCTTGGTGGTCGTAGTAGTGATTGACACGGCACCTGCTCCCGACATTGCGTTCGGAGTGCTGATGATCGCCCCGCTCGCGGCGAAGCTGCCGGTGTGAGACCAGAGAACGTCGGCCGGATTGGAGGGGTCCATCTCGCTCTGGATAGCGTATTGACCGGCCGTGATGAAAAAGGTAGACGCACCGGGTCCATTGCGGATCATCAGCGCGTCCTGCTGCTTGTAGAGTTCGCGGCTCAACATCTCTCCGATAAACCACGACTTGTAGCGGTCCCCCATGTCGGTCGGATGAACCTCGTCGGCGGATGTCATGAATCCCAAGGCTTGTGCGGTTTCCCAATCCCGCCAGCGGGGGTAGAGATCGAGCACGTTTTGATTCTGACGCTCAGCCCATGCGATCATGGCGTCGCGGATCAGAATCGCCAATGCGCCGTTAGTGTAGCCGGAATCAATCGGGGAAGTGGCCGGACCCATCGGGCCGGGAGTGATGAAGACCCAATCGGCGGTAATTCCGGCGTCGATGGCTGTTTTAACATCATCGAACTCCCCTCCTTCGGCCCAGAACGATACGGGGTCCGCCCATGAGCCGATGATCATGTTGACCTGCATCGCAGCCAACGGGGCACTGAGGGCGGTGGGGGTCGAGTTGGCAACAGCGGCGGCACCAAGACCGCCTGAGCCGAGCCCACTCAACCACGCCTCGGCGATGACGTAGCCGCCGAGGCCGGAGAAGTTTTCGGTGTCGCCAAACCAGACACCGCAGCCGATCACCTTGGCGGTCTGCCCTACGCCAGTGACTACGCGAACGCGGGTGTTGGTTGGGGTGTTGCTGAGGTTGAACTCGAACCATGCGACTTCTGTAGCGGCCAGTGAAGTGTCGATGGCGCTACCGGCATTGGTCCACGAACTGCCGTTGTTTTGAGAATACTGGGGTTGGAAGGTGTTGGCCGAGCTGGCTCCCTTGAAATATAGCACGCCGACACGGTTCGCTTTGATTCCGATCCCTGCTCCGGGCGGAACCCACTCAACAGTCGAAGAGGCCGCGATGTCGCGGTAATAGTTCAGCAGCCAATTTTTATCCGTGGCGGTAGGAGCGGTGCCCGCAACGACGGTGGCGCGGTCTGCTCGCATGAGCTTGTAGCCGTTGAAGCGCATGTTGGGAAACATGGCGAGGTGATCGAGGCTTTCCGTCAGCGAGTCACCCCAGCGGAGGACAGTCAGAGGCGGGCGACTGTCGGCGACTCGACCTTCTTTCCATACGCGAGAAACGGCGAGAGGAAGGCGGCTGAGTCCGGCGAAAGAATCGCCGACATCAAGACCTTCACGGAACGCCCCCGCGTCCGTGATGCCCGTGCCGTCGCCGGAGACGGCGAGCCCCGCTGTGGCTAGTTGACTCAGAGAACACCGCTTGGGGGACCGCCTGTCGGAACCGTCGATCACGGCGATCAGATCATCCCCAGTGGGGGTGCATGGGGGGAGAGTCGGGATGTCGTCGAGAGAGGGCATGGGTGTATGGTGCCTGCAAATAGGCTTGTGTGCAACAAAAAAAGAACCCCGAATCCGGTGGGAGATGCCGGATTCAGGGTTCGGGCTTTGTCCGAAGACGTGGGCCGAGGTGGGGAGGGATCAGTGAACTCGGAACCAGTTGGTGCCATCACTCATGTAGTGCTGGTATCCAAGGGTGGCGAGAGTGACTGTGGTAGCGGCTGTGGGGGCTGCGGCTGTGCGGATAGTAGCAGTAGCTGCAGTGATTGTGGCGCTTCCAGAACCACCGTTGGACACGAAAATCTCACGGAGCACACCGGACGGGGCTGGGATGTTGACCGTAGTAGTGGTGCCACCAGTGATGAACGTGAACCGGTTTGCCGTGACGGGGCTTGTCGCAGTGGTCGTGACGTCCGCCGCAGATAGGCCGCTGATCTGGTTCAGCGCAATGGCGCGAACCTGCGAGCCACCGGTGCCACTAGGGTCACTGATCGGAATCAGGTCATCCCCGGAAGGGGTGACACGTTGGAGAATCGGGATGTCGTCAAGGGTAGGCATAGGACAGACAGGGTTGGTTGGAAAGGGAGCAAGGCCCCGTTTTTAGGCGGGGCCTTGCTTGGGGGGTTAGGTGGCGGGGGAGGTGGAGTCGCGCTTGAAGATCACCACGTAGCCGAACTCCGTCTTGATCGGCTTCGATGCGCTCGCGAGAACGCCGCGGAAGAAGCCGATGGTGCCGTCGGGGTTGAGATCGACGGATGGGATGTTCTTCCAGTCGAACTTGCCGCGGTAGTTGAGCGGATCGAAGGTCAGACCACTTGCGCCGGTGATCGGCTCAGGGATCTGGGACTCCATCACGTCTTGGTGCAGCACGTAGGCGGCTTCGAACGGGGCCGTGTTGTAGGATGCGTTCTCCGTGATGACCCCGTTGGTGGCCGTGTAGGGGAACACACGGTTTAGGGTGCCGTCCGCAGTGTCCGCGGTGCCGCCGCCGTCAGTGTCGGTGTCCGCAGTGAACCGCGGGGCGAGGTCGTCGATCAGGTGGTAGAACCCGCGGTGGCTGCGCTCGATGCCGAGAGGGGCAATGAGTTCGCCGACCTTGGCGTTGTTGTAGCGGTAGTCGTCGCGGAAACCGGCTTCGGTGACCAGCGCGTAGGATGCTTCCGAGGAGCAAACCAGACCGAACACCGGACGGGCGTTCTCACGGCCGTAGGCATTGGCTCCAGCGCCACCACGCACGAGGCGGAAGTAGATCGAATCAAGGATCTTGTTCGAGATGTTTGCGGCTGGGTCCCCGCTAAGGTTGACGTCAACCGTTGCGTTACCTTCCTTGCCGCTGGAGATCAGCGTCGAGCCCAACTTACAGACGAAGATGTTGGCACACAGGCGGTCATACTCGTCGCGGTAGCGCTCTTCCCACGAGTAGCGGGTGGAGTCGGTCAACGCATCCATGACGGCCCGCAGCTGCTCCTGACGGTAGGCGGCGAAGCGGAGGTCTTCCACGTTGATGCGCGGGGACTCGACAACGGCCCGCTTCAGGGCGTATTGCTTGAGCTGGCGGGCGAACTGGATGAACGACTTGCCACTCTGGGCACCAATGTTGGTGTCGCGGGCTCCGACGAGGATCTGGTCCAGAGTGTTTCCCGTCTGGAGGGCGTCTTGGGCACCAGCATCAGGGCCGATGTTGGTCCAGCTAAGACCGAGCGTAGAGCCGTTGGCCGTGGTGGTCGGGAGTGAACGGTCGTAGATCAGCGTGCCGAGCGTGTAGCCCATGCCAGCAGGAAACGCGGTCTGCTTGATGAGATCCATCCACGGGCTGGTGTGCACCGTGCGCCGGTGGATGTCCTGTCCGATGCGGTTGGCCTCTTGCGTGAGGATGGTGTCGATGGCGGTGGTGCCGTCGGTCTGAACAAAAAGTTGGGTGCCGTTGGTGGCCATAAAAAAGTGGGGTTGGTTCTAGGGGAAAGGTTGGTTTGGGAACGAATGCGAGGCGGGGGTATCGCTGAAGCGGGCGATCGGCCCGTAGCGGGCCAAAGCTTCAATTTGGTTCCGTGTCCAACCCGCCAATAGAACTGGATTCACCACTTTCGGGGTAGGCTCAGAGCGGGCCAAGGCGGGCTATCTGCGGTGTGTTCGCGAGAACACGCAGGTAGAATGCAACAAACCCGATTGGTTGTCAATCGGGTTTGTTGGGGATTTTGTAGATTTTTTCGTTTAGGCTCAGCGGCGGTAGCGCGCAGCCTTCTCGGCAATCGCTTTCGGCTGGGGCACGAACTGCTTGCCAGCACGGTTGCCCTCTGCTTTCGCGCGGTTGGTGGCAGCCCGTTCAGCGGGCGTCAAAGCAGACCACGCCTTGTCGGGCAGGTAGCGCTTCTTGCCCTCTGAAGGGGTGCCGTCGGAGGTGCGCCATTTCGCGGACACCCACTGCCGCAACGATTGCTGGGGTTTCTTCATCATGGCTACTTGCTGGTGGTATACGCGCCGCCCTTGCTTTTATATTCCCGAGCCAGCAGCAATGCTTTACGAGCCGACCACTCATTCGGGTCGCCGCCACGGGTGCCCGCTTTGATGGATTCAAACAAGCGTTTGCGCATGGTGGGCTTGGTGTAGTTGCCCGCTTCGTTGACTCGGCTCTTGGGTTTCATGCTTTAGGTAAGGGAGAACCACCTTCCCCGCAGCGTCCTGTGGGGTCACACGTCTGTTCGTGCTGGGTAGTGCGCTTCGTAACGAGAGGCGTCCGGTGGAAGTTGTGTTTCACCCACCGAAGGCCGCGGTGACCGCATCCATGAAGGATTTGCCGTCGTTGCCGCCCGTTGGGCCAGCAGGGCTGGTGCCGCCGCCACCGGCGCGGGGGGTCGCGCGGTCGAACTTGGCAAGCTTGTCGGTGAGGGAATCCAGTTCCTTGCGCAGGGCTAGGTATTCGCGGGCGACCTTCGGTAGCAACTGGGCCGAGAACGATTGGAACGCGCTGTCCACGGGGGACAACTTGCTGGTATCCTGTTCGGCAACACGCTGGCTGATGGTTTTGAGATCAACCCCGTCAATGCCGTCGAGGAAGGTCAGCTTCTTGCTGAGCTGCTCTGCCACCGCCGTAGCGGCCTGCTTGCGCTCTGCAGCGCGTTCAACGAGCTGCTGCTGGGTCTGGACCTGCTGCAGTGCCTCGGCCTCTTGTAGGGCCTCCTGAGCGTTCTCCTGAAGCACGGCGCGCTGATGCAGGATCGGCTTGATCTGCTCGACGATCTTGTAGATGCGGAAACGGTCGCGATCATTCGCGGTAGCGAGCAGGTCCGAAAGGGCTTCGTCCTGTGCCGCTTCGTCGTCGAGCGCGATGGCATCGAGCAGTTCGTTGGCGTCCACCGAGTATTTCTCGGCGAGTGCATCGGCCTCAGAGACGAGCTGTGCGAGGGGTTCGGCAACAAGTTCCTTGTAGACCGAGCTGGATTCAAGCTTGGTGACCAGCAGCTCGCGCTCGTAGCCGTCCACCTTCGTGCGGAGCTGCTCGTATTCGGGGTTGTCGGCAATGGCTTTGAGTTCCTCCAAGCGTGCTTCGCGTTCAGCGAGCGAGCCTTCGAGTTCCTGCAGGCGGGACTTGCTGCTCTTGAGTTCCGTCTTGAGCTGCTTGAAACGCTTGGCGGCTTGGGGGGTCCAATCCTTCTCCGGCTCGACGGAATCCAACTCGTCAAGCGGGTTGTCCGCTGCGGCAGCCGGTTCTTCGTTCTCTTCGGCGTCTTCCGCCGCGGGGATGTCCGCGAGGGCGGCGGGTTCCGGTGCGTCGGCGATCGAATCAAAGCCGCTGAAGGCGTCCTCGATGCTGTTGATGAACCCGTCGTTGGCTGGGGCTTCTGGGGTGGCTGTGGCTTCCATGATGTTTAGTCTTCGATGTGTGCCCATTCTTCGGGCAGGTCTCGGTTGCGCGCGGCAGGAGCCACGGTAAGGGCGAGAAGGTCGCGTAGGGCATCGCGGTAACCGGCGAGCCAAGCGTGTCGCAACACGTTCTCCTCGTTGGGCCGGTTCAGGTGCGCGTAGGTGGGTAGCGCGGCGTCAAGCAAGGTGGCCTGTGCTACTTGGAAAGCTTCCTCGCTCAACAGCTCTCGAAGGCGGGAGACCATGATCGGGTCTTGGAACCAGCGTTCCAGCTTTCGGGGCACCGGCACTGTGGGTGGTGCAGCGGCGCGGGGGCTACGGGTTCGGCGGGCTGGCATGCGGGAATCTGTAGCCGGATACCGGGTTCGGGTCAATCTTTTGTTGTCAAAAGATTTGGGCGCATGCGGTTTGCTCCAGCCATGTCGCGAATCATCGCAGAGCGGCTCTTCTGCTGGGCACCAGCTTTTTGGGCTTTCCGCGAGGCTGCGAAGTCCCGCTCGGCCCGCCATTTCAAGTAAGCAAGGTCCTGCTCTCGGAGGCGGGGGTCGCTCCTCGTGTCTTCGGCTTCCTTCACTAAAGCCCCAGTCCCGTAGACTAGCCCGACTGGATTATCGTAGGCTGCAAAGAGTCTTTGCGCGACGCCCTTCTTCGAGAGGTCCTCAGCTTCCGCGACTCTGGATTCGCGAACTTCAGGACTGTTGGCTATGCGCGCAGCCTCAATCGCGTGAAGCCCGAGTTCTAGGGCGGCGGCTCCCCGGGGGAGCTTTTTCAGCAGAGATTTAGCCAAGTTTGCCTTGGCCCCGAGGCCCCTCGCTTGTAGTCGTTCCCGTGCGATTATGAGTTCGGGAGCCCACGACAACGCGCTCAGCGTACCATCGATGTCTTTGTTAGTTGGGGCTGGCATAGTGTTAAACGCGCGCAAGAGAAACGGCACCCTTGGCGTCGTTGATCGCTTGCTCCTGCTGGAACTTGGCTTCGCGGATCTGCATGTCGAGTTCAGCCTTCTGGCGGGCAATCGACATCTTGAGTTCGTGCTCTTGGAACTTCAGCTCGGCGGGTGTCGGCCCCTGCGGCTGTCCTTCAGGGGCAGCAGCGCCTTCCTGCTGCTTGCGCTGCATGGCTTGTATTTTGCGACCCGTGTTGGTGATGACCTCTTCGGCGATCTGCGTGAGCTGCTTGAGCTCGGAAACTTGGCCCCGTGCCGCGGGGTCGCTCGACAGGAACTGCAAGTGTTGCATGACGTGCTCGTAGTGCAACTGCACGATTGGCAGGACCTGCACGGGGTCCGCTGCGCCGGTCTGCACGGCGGCAAGGAGCTGCTGCAGTTCTGGGGCGTGCACGCGCAGGTGCATGCCGTGAAGCTCGTTGTCGAGCACGGGAATGGGCGTGCCCGAGGACATCGCTTGGTTCTCCATCATCGCGATCTTCGCATCGACGGTCAAACGGGGTTCTGGCGCAGCCGGAGCGTAGCGGTCAACGAGATCATGGCCAACCCGCGTAGCCGTGATGTCGCGGATCAGGTTCCGGCGACCGACGTCGTCAAAGGAGCCGGAGATGTTGTTGAGTTCCCGCAGCGCGAGCAAACGGTTGGCTTGCGAACCCGCACCGATCGCTTTCACGGCGGTCGTGAGCGCAGGGTCCAAGCTCTTGATGGTGTCGGCACTGACGCCTCGTTCGGCGCAGCGGTCGAAGAATTTCTTGATCGCGCGGTCCTTGCGGTCGCCCGTGACAAAGCGTCGAACAACCTCACGAAGCAAGCGGCTCCAAGCGGCGTAGAACAGGTTCAGCGTCGAACCGCTCAAGCGGGAGGCAACGGCGAGGTCGTGCTCCACCTGCAGGTTGTTGCGGTAGGGCGAGGACTGCGCGGGGCCGTAGGTGGAAAGCAAATCGACGTTCTGCGCGAGCTGGTTTTGGAGATCCGCAAGGGCTGGCTGCACCGAATTGCTGAGGTTCGGGATGGCCTTCTCGACGATCTTGACGTTCGGCGACAGCACCGAATACGGGCCGTAGAACGTGAAGGACAAGTCCTCAAGGGCGCGCTGGGATTCCGGTTGGATCATCACGGCGCTGGCAAGCATTGCCCCGTCGATCATCTGGCAACGCAGGCGGTTGCTGGTCTGGACGTGGTTGAAAATGCGATGCCCGAGCCCGCGGATCGAGTGGTAGGTTCCGTTCGTGCCTACGCCGAAAGTGAACAAAACGTATGCTTGTTCAGGCGCGTCGAACATGCCCGTCTTGCTGAACATGAAGCTCTTCGCGCCCTCTTCGGCGCAGATGAAGTGTGACACCGTGCCGTCGAATTCACGGACCCAGAAGTGCAATACCTCGACCGTCGTGTTCTCGATTCCGGTGTAGAGGTCGTTGTTTTTCAGTTCCCGCTGGGTCGATTCCCAATCGGAGAAAGTGGTGGTGCCGGAGCGCCCCGTGGTGCGGGCGTTCTTGGTGATCACGCGCTTCACTTCCTCGATATCCCAGCCGACTTTGGCGGCGACTTCCTCGTCGCGAATGAAGCCGTAGAGTTCGTGCAGCAGATACTGACGACGCGCGCAGGCAACCTCGATCCCCTCCTCGGAGGCAACGGTTTGTCGTGGGATCAGGAAGTCCCCGAAGCCGCAAACACGGAACTTCCAACCGCTTGGGGAATCGAAGTAGGAGACCGAAACGCCGTGCTTCGTGAACTCCCCGCAAAGGCGAAGGAAGTTCGAGTGGAACTCAGGCCATTCGCGCAAGGCGTGGGTGATCTCCTCGCCGATGATGTCCTGCGCGTCCTGCCGTTCGGCGGGCTCGCCGCGGCGCACCTTGACCGAAACCAAACGCTCCAGCGAGCTGTAGAGGTCGACGTAGGCGGACATCGCAATGTCCAAGAAACGCTGCCCCTCGCCGAGGTTCAGGTTGGTGCGAGATCCCTGCCCAGTCGACTGCAGCACGCGCTGGTCGTAGGGAGCAACACCGTCGAACATCCCGTCGATGCGAGCCCTGTTCGCGCTGCTGCGCTCGTCGGCGCGCCGGAGGGTCGAGTAGATCGAGACCGCCGATTTCACATCACGCAAACGGGACTCCGGTGGGGCACCCGTGTCGGCGTCGAGGTTGAGCAGCTCAAGTTCGTTGAGCCCGCTGGCGGTGGTGTCGGTCATTCGGTAGCGGTAGCATCGCAATTCCCACGACTGCTGTCAAGCATCAGTTTGGCCAAGCGGCTCAGGGGCATGCGGCAACGCTTGCCGTCCTCGGAGCTGAGCTGGTAGGCCCATTCGAGTCCGCGCGGGTGCATCGTCGGGCGCATGCGGTGCTGCACACCCGCGGTGGGTCCGCGCAGGGCTGGCACGATGCGCCACACGTCGAGTCCGTCGGGCGAGCTGGCGTAGGCAGGGAATCCCGGAATGGGCAACAGGTTCTTCTCGGAGCAAATGTCGTTCATCGGGCAGGACCCTAGCGACCCACCGGTGCCGGTCAAGCCGAAACTGATTTAATCCGAGGGTCGCGCGCACGTGTATATAGCGCGCGCGCCCGCGCGTCCGCGCTCTTCTTTTAATCTTCTTCTAAAACACTGTATCCAGTTACACTCAGTAATTGAGTTCCGCATATTCTCTTATTTTCGAAAGACACTTACAAAAAAGAATGCACTTACATACTTTCCAGAAACTTTTCACATTTTCTCGGCAGGCGCATTTCGTCATCCGAGTCTCCCAAGACCCCTCGTTCAATTCTTTGTTCAAGAAAGACACTTACAAAAAAGAATGCACTTACATACTTTCCAGAAACTTTTCACATTTCCTCGGCAGGCGCATTTCGTCATCCGAAGGCCAAAAGAACCCTCGTTCAATCCTTTCCTGAACCCTGTTTCCGGGGTCCGGCACGCGCGCGGTGACACTGCGCCCCGCACGGAAAACGCGCGTGCTCAGACATTCTGCTTGACCTGCGCGCGGTTCGCTGAACGGAGCTTTTTTGCCTGATGCACGCCCTCTAAGGGTTGTCAAGCTTGTATTTTGTCTTAATGCGCACGCTGCGCGCTGCGCCTTGTATACCGTTTCCGGCAAGCGCACCCTAAACGGGGTGCCCGCTACCTGATTCCGGGTTCAGGATTCCTCGTGACGGAAAAAGCAAGCCTTTTTTGCGTCGATCTCGCTCCCTGCGCTTCGCCGTGAGCTCGGTTCGGTGCTCCAAGTAGTAGGCCCGCTGGTAGTCTCGGTATGCTTCAGCCTTGTCGGGCTCCAACACCTCTCGCAGCTCACGTTGGCGACGCATCTTGTGCCTGTTTTCGGCGTAGTAGCGTCTCTGATACTCCTTGCGGGCCTCCTTGTTGAGCGCGTAGTAGCTGCTGGCTCTGTTGTTTTCGTCGTCTTGCACCCCGAAACCCTACCCGTTTTGGCCAAAGCCCACAACCCAATAATTTTTTCTCACAGGGGTATATATACTCGCGCCCGCGCGGGGAAAAAGGCGACCCCCACCCGTAGCCTGCTCCAGAATTCATGAAATCAGTGTCATGTATCGGTCATAACTTGTTACAACCTCCGTAATGCGGAGTTCATCGTCATTGACTAGCAATGACTTATGACGAAAGCTGTTCACTTGAACCTGATTCGGGATGCCGGATTCAGGGATTTCCTCTTAAGGCGTCAAACTTGCTATTGTAACTTAGTTGCATTAATGAGAGCGGGTCGGCCTTGCCATAATCCCCTCGAATCGCTCCCCTTCCCGGTATCCGGAACCCTTGATAACGAATGACTTATAAACAATCGTTCTCCCCGCTATCGAATAAGCTTTCAAGCGGTGCTTGTTCTGTCATGAATGCCGCCCCGCCGGGGATTCCGGTGGCATTTCAGACAACCTACACCATACAGAATACAAGCATATGAGCACCATTGCCAAGAACACCGCCAAGAAAGCCGCCGCCCCCTCCCTTGTGGAAGCCACCGCCGTTGAAGCCACCGCCGCCGCCGCGCCATCCCGCTTGTCACGGCGGGAAGCTTTCCAAGTGGAAGCTAGCGCCGCCCAAGCAATCATCGACTCCGCCGTTCACGGCGGGGAAGATCACGAGCCTGATGTCTACGGGTCACGCAAGAAGGGCGGGCGTGTCTTGAATCAAGCGCAAGGGGCATATTTGATTGCCGCCCTTACCAACGTGAAAGAATCAGGTTGGGAGTTGAAGGGCGGCGCAACCGCACGCCAGTTCGCTGGCATCCTTTCCCCTATCGTCCTACCTCCCGATTCCACGCAAGTGGACAAGGCGCGCGCCGCTGGTATCAACCGCGCCTTGCAAGGCTTCCATGGCTTCCCCGCCCGCGTGATCCGGTTCACTGGCAAGAGAGGGGTTGGATATGCTGCTTGGATCACGGTTTTGGGTCGCTAACCCGCCCCCGCCACTAGTGTTCACTTGAACACTAGTGGCTTCCCTCCCACCTTCGCGCTGTCATGGCGGGGAGGTGGGAGGGAAGCCAAAAGCTTCAAATTTCCGCCCCTTGTTACGCAAGGGGCGGGGCAAGGCTCCCCGTCACGCGGGGCGCAACGGATTCACCGCCATACGGTGCGCAAGGGGATTGCGCAGGCCACAAGCCATTCCCGTTCTAAGACAGTCCCGCGGAAATAGGCACCGCGGCCACTCCTAAGCTTAGGACGCTCGCCTTGGGAAGCGCTTCCCGCTTGACCAGTCATGAGACTGTCAGGCCGGAGGCGCGCCCGCCCGAAAGGGTAGGCTAACCGGACACGGGAAGCGGCAGTACCGCCCCGTGAGCGCGTAGAGCATCGGCGATAGCAAGCCAGAGGTGCAAGGTAGTCTCTCCAAAAGCACGCGCGAGACTTGGATAGCGTCCGCGCGACCGTGCACACAAGGCACGCTCGCACCAATCCGCCACGACTCCAAGAACTACACACAAGGGCCACAAAGTAAATTCCACCCGATACAGGGCACGCGGCCGATCTATTCCCGCACCCTGTATCCCGTAACCCTAACCCCGCACCCCGTGTCCTGCAAAGGATACAGGGTGCAGGTAACAGGATACCCCGTGCACACACCGCGCACGGGGTATCTTGTAGCCTGCAATGACGCAGGGTATATCATATGAACACAAAGCCATCAGACCAACGGCGCGCCCAACGGCGCTGGCTCGCCCGCAATGGGCACGCGCTTGCCTGCACCCTTGCCAGCAATGCAGGCAAGGCACACGAACCCCTGCACCCCGCAAGGAGTGCGATGTATGCCCGCTGCAAACTCAGCGGGCACCCAATGCGCCAATGACCCACACCGGCACCCCACACAAGATGCGGGGTGCAGCCTACAGGGCACGCTCACCACAAAACGGTGCGCGTGTTTTGTCGGCTGCATGAAGCAGCGTTACAACACAAACAAGACATGAGCATTGAATCCTCATTCGGCTCCCCCAGAGCCAGACGAAAAGAGAAGGCACAGCAAGACCTCAACACGACGCACGCCCTTTGGGTCGTGCGCTTGCAGGAAATCGTGGGCACCACAGGGCAACCACCCGTCGCTGCCTTCGCCGCCCTGCGTGTCGAAGTGACACGTTACGTCGTTGCCCTGCCACCACAGCGCAAGCAGCAAGCACAGGAGGCATGGAACGCCTTCGAGCGCGCCGTGCACCGGCACATGAACCCTGTATCCTAAACCCTGTATCCTATGACACCGAACCAAACAGCCGTGAACGCGGCCCTCCAATACCTCGCCAGCAAAGGCGCGTTGCACAAGCTCGCCACCCCTGTGCCCGTCATCGGCCGTAGCGTGGTGTTCTGCGTCACCGCGTGGCAGACCCCGCCGCCTTGCCCAAACACGCTGCCCCCTCTTGAGAAGGGCGCGCGTATCTGAACCGAACCCTGTGCCCGTTACCCTTCGCAGGGTAACGGGTGCAGCATACAGGGCACGCCTGCATCCCGCAAGCGTGCCCTGTATGCTGTAATGACACAGCACAACAAACAAAATACAACAAGATGAGCAACACCATTGAAGTCACCCCTTGCCGTACCCTGCCCACCGGCTACGTTTACGCCGGTGCGGGCCCACTACAAGGCGCACCCCTGCGGGACACCATCGCAGGAGAACTGCTGTGCTGCGGCCGCCACACCGATGGCCAGTGGACCGGCCAGCTGTTCACACTCAACGGCGCTGACGCAGGCGCGCACTACTGCGTGCGCGTTGGCAGCCGCACGCACGACTTGCTGCTCCCCACACCTGCCGCACCCGCGGGCTACCGCTACGCCGGTGTGGGTCCCCTGCTTGCGCTGGCTGCCCAAGCCCCGCTGGCCCCAAACGACCTAGCCTTGTGGTTCGATGACGAGTGGCACTTCTGCACCTACTACAACGGCCAGTCTGCCGGAACGCACTACGCCGTGCTCCTTGGTAGTGCAACGCACGACCTGCTGTTTCCCCCTGCACCGGCACCCGCCGCCCTACCTGAACCACCCTCTGTTATTATGATTGAAGACGAAGAGAACGAAGTGGAAGACGAAGATGGTTATGTCACGCTACACGATGGTAGGCGCGTGCTGGAGGCCGACACCGTGCTGGCTGTGATCGACGGCGTCTGCACCGGCACCGGCTACGGCGGCCGCTTCTGGGGCAGCGGCGTAGTTACCGACACGGCGCTGCCCGATGACGAGGGTGTTGTGTGGCTGGAGCACGAGAACTGCTACGTCGACACCGAAAGGAACCCCCACAGGGTGGTCTCGTTGGAAGATGGCAACTACACCTTCGAGGACCACGCACGCTGCATCGACGGTGAGTGGTATCATGAGTCGGAGTGTAGCACCGACGGCAACGGCGATGCCTTCTATTCCGA